GGCGAAGTTGTCATGACGCCGCAGGACATGATGGTCAAGATGTTTGAATTCGCTGCGGTGTCTTACTGGCGCGTAAAAGAGCTATCCAAAATCGGCATCAGCGCAGATAACTTCTGCGAAGTTGGCGAAGCAAAAACAAACATCATCGTACGAAAGGCGAAATAACGTGGCAAACATCTACCAGCAACTAACCGAGCCGTTCCACCCAGAGGTGGAGCGAACAATCACCAAGAGCGGAACTTCACTGACGTACATACCTGTCAGCGAAGTCATCAACCGCATGAACAAAGTTCTTGGTGTCGACAAATGGTCAATGACCGTCATCAAGTGTGAACGCGATGCGATTGACCCGGACTTTGTTGTCGCTCACGTTCGTCTTGAATACGTCTCTGGCGATGGAGCAAACATCATCCGCGACGGAATCGGTGGTCAGAAAATCAAGCGCACGAAGCAGGGCGCGATTTCAGACGCGTTGAAGAAGGCAGCCCAGACGCTCGGTGTCGGTCTGTATCTTGCTCGTACTGACGATGCAATTGAGATTGAGCAGGTCATGGAAGCAACGGCAGAAGTCGAGGCAGCACCAAAGGCAGAACCAACACCGTGGGACCAGTTCGTCTCCTTGAGCAAGTCGCTCAATAAGGAGCAAAAAGAAGAACTCCGCGCCTCCTGGTCCGCATTCTCTGGTGGAAAGCCAACACCGACGAAGGAAACGGCCAAGGCTGAGGAAATTGAGTTCCTGACCGTTGAGGCAACCCGCATCATGTTTGGCGGAATTATTGTAGAAAATGAGCCAAAGTGACGGATGCCGCCCCACAGCCAAAACTTCCTGAACATCTGTCTGCATCTTCAATCCAGACATATATTCAGTGTCCTCTCAAGTTCAAGCTTTCACGTGTTGACGGAATTAAAGAGCCGCCGACGACCCACACAACGTTCGGCAATTTCGTGCACGACGTGATGGAGTTGTTTTATACAACCATCCCGCCGGAAGAGCGAAACGTTGCGTCGCTTCGTTCTTGCTGTACGGCTACATGGGTTAATGGTGGCTGGGAAGATGTTGTAACTCCGTTGCTCCACATGCGCGCGCCTCAATTGACATGGAAGTCAATCAACGACTTCCGCTGGAGTGCGTGGTGGTGTGTGGAAAACATTTTTGTGCTGGAAGACCCCGTGATGGTTAATCCTTCTGGTGTCGAATTTGAGGTTTACGGCGAAATTGATGGCGTGCTCATCAAGGGATACATAGACCGTTGGGTCGAGGCAAATAACTTGGTCACAATCTCTGACTACAAAACCGGCAAGGTCCCAGCTGATAAATACGCAGGAGATAAGTTTTTTCAACTCTGCCTTTACGCACTCCTGATGCGAGAATTGCACGGTAAAGAAAACTTTGAATTAGAACTTTTGTACATCAAGCACGGTGTGCGAAAAAAATATTCTCCGTCCGAGTTGGATTTGGAGAAAGCAAAAAATACAATCGTTACAACAAAGAAGGAGATAGTTAAATCACATGAACAACAAAACTGGCCTACCATTCCATCAGGACTCTGCAACTTCTGCTTTTTCAAATCAACTCTCTGCCCATATTGGAACCCAGCGAATGAATGACGAGATTTTCTCTCGTCTTGTTGCTGATGATGTAAAGAACCGCGTGTCGGATGCGCAGCGCGAGTATCTTGAACTGCCGCAAAATCGCGAACGTTGGAAGCGAGCACTGGTCGCGCTGGTGCGCAACCTTTCGGCACAAATTGACGACATCAAGAGCGATAAGGAACTTGATATCGACCGCTATTCCCAATTCGGCGAGGACGGAAAGGCCCTTCTTGCAGAAGCCATGACGTCATATGATTCACGGCTGGCCAAAATAGAGCGATTCAAGTTCTATGTAGATAAGCGCCTTGATTATGTGGTTTCGCTTGGGGAAGATGAGAGTGTCGCTGCGCGTGCTCAATTTCTTGAGGCGGCCATCCGTAAGCATAAGGAACTGATGATTGAATTCGATATGGAAGAGACAGACCTTGACGTGGCTCTCTGGGAAGCGCTTGACAACAAATGGAGTTTTGACGATATAAAATCGCAGTAATGCGATATCGCTCCAAAAAGAAAGAAGCCGAGTACAGGCTGCGTAGACCCCTTGTCGCTCGATTGTTGGCGCAGAGACCGTATTGCGAAGCGTGTCCGGTTTTTGCCGAACACGACGAACTTTCGATTTACAACCGTAGACCAAGTACGGACATTCATGAAATAGTCCGTCGCTCACAGGGAGGGTCAATACTCGATGAAAATAATTTATTGGCTGTGTGCAGGGGTTGTCACAACAGAATCGGAAACTATCCGCAGCTTGCCTTTGACCTTGGTCTTGCTAGGCATGGATGGGAAAGATAAGTAATCATTTACTCCAGCTGAAACTTTTGTAATGGTACTCTGACCAACATCTAGCCAGTCCGTATCTACACGAGGAAAGGCAGGTGGTCCTAAGTCTAGTGGTTTCACGCAAAGTAGGCTTGGGCACCGCGCCCTTGATTAATCCCCGCTGGTTTGCTAGAGCCAGCGGGTCTTTGTTTTTGGGATAGAGTTCCGCAAGTGAATGTTCTTGGGCTTGACCTTTCTTTAACCTCCACCGGCTACTGCCACAACGGCGAAGCTGGCTTTATATCAACTGGTGAATTTGGGGCCGAGCGACTGCGCAAAATTGGAAGAGAAGTGGAGAATATTGTTGTTGATAAAAGAATCGACATTGTGGCAATAGAGGGCTACTCTTTCGCTTCCCGAAATTCGCAGGCTCACTCAATCGGTGAACTCGGAGGCGTTGTCAGAGTATTCCTACTGAATATGGATATCCCATACCTAGAGATACCGCCAACATGCAGAGCCAAATTTGCTACCGGGAAGGGTAATGCTGGCAAGTCGGAAGTAATATCTTCAATATCAGCTATTACTGGAATAGTCTGGAAAGGCGCGCATGCCGATGATATGTGCGACGCATGGGTATTGGAAGAAATGGTTATGGCAAAACTCGGCTGCCCAAAATTTTCATGGCCGAACACAGCTCTCTCAGCTCTCGAGAAGATAGATTGGACACCACTGGAGGGGTTGATAAATGCGAACGAGGCCGATTAGCCAAATAGATATCGAGCAAGAGTTGTTGCGCTTAACAGACATGCTTGAGGAAGAAACAGAAGCCTTCGAAGCGCTCTGCATCGATTTGGCAAAAAAGGAATCCGCATACAAGAACGGACATGCCAAGGCGTACCTCACCGGTAAGGGCCCAGTTGAGGAAAAGAAACAATATGCGGTATGGACAACTGCATCGCTTTTTGATGACTATGCATTAGCCGAGGGTCTTGTTAAGGCGAAACGTGAGAAACTTCTTTCGCTTCGAACGAGCATCGATGCCCTTCGAACACTGAACGCAAATGTCCGAGTACAGGTGCAGCCATGAAAATCGAAAGTGTTAAGCCGGCACGCCTGACTCCAGCTCCATGGCGAGCCACACACGTTCTTAAGCCTGACCTAAAAATACTTTCTGATTCAATATCCGATTATGGGCTGCTTTCGCCGCTCATTGTGCAGAAATCATCCGGATTGGTAATTGATGGATACCACAGGCTTATTGCAATTTCTTCGTCTAAGAGTTTGACAAAAAGCTACGGCGATGGAGTTCCGTGCGTTCTTGTTAATGTCGATGACATTGATGCGATGGTCATGCATGTGCGAGTTAACCGACCAAAGGGAAGCATCGTTGCAAAACACATGTCTTCAATTGTCAAGCAGATATACCAAAGCAGGAAATACACAATTGAGCAGATTGATGAACTGTTCAATATGAACGTGACAGAGTCGGAATTGATGCTTGATGGCTCGTTAATCAAGATGCGCAAAATAAAAGAACATGTTTACTCTCCAGCGTGGGTGCCTATTGAGGCTCCATCTGGGGCGCAGGAATCAGTGGTGCTTGAACGACCGCCTAATGATGACCGATAGCCGGGGTCATAATTTATAATGGTGTAGACTTTCTTGGAATACCTGTGAGGTTATATGCCTATTCCTAATAATGCCGTTGATACAGAACTTCCCTCTCCGACGCGGAGGGCTGCGCAGGCTGGTGGATTTCGCCCTGCTTGGTGGAGGAGAGCCGTTTCGTACGGACTCAATCGTCTAGCAGACGTAGTTGGTGGTGGCGGAAGAAGAACGCCGCGTGGCCAAGGCCGAGAATTGCTGAGAGAAAGACGACGTCTTAACCTCGCCAGAACAACCTAGGAGAGTTAATGCTCGTCACAGTCCAAGAACTGCAGACGTATATGGACATTAAGTTCAGTCTGCGCCAAATTGATGCGGCTGATTATGTACTTGAAGGCCTCCAAAGTGAGCTTGAAGCATTTTTGCGTCGTCCAGTCGAGGCAGAAGAAGTAGTCGAGCAGCACGTAATACCAAGCTATTTCCAGGGCGTTCCGGCTACGTCTTTCTTTTATGATGCAAGTCTCGATACCACTGGTGACACGCTGAACTATATACAGCCATCAATAGTCTTGAGTATGCGCAACACTCCGATTATGTCTGTCAAATCTGTATCAATACGAAATCTCGCTCAGGGCGCAACTTATCTGGCGGAGGCATTGCAGCGTTCGGCATCAATAACCGGCGCTGTTCAGTCTGGCGAAAATATCACCTTTAGCGCAGCCAACAATTTTACAAAAGGTCAGCGGGTCGCAATCCAGAATGCAAGTCCTGCTGGACTAAATGTATCTGGAAGAGAAATACTTTCAGTCACGCCAACTTCTTTCACAATCGGCGGATACACGCAGACTCTGGGCGCATACGTATCCGGAGGCACTGCGACCGCGACTGGAAATGACTACACAGTGCAGCGTTACGGCATCGAACTGTACAGGGGCTTTCCAAATGACGTTGTTGAAATTACATATACCGGCGGGCTGAACGGCGATGCAATCAAGATGTTCAAATTATTTATTCTTCGCGCAGCAACTCGAGAAATGCAAAACATGCACGATGACACCGTTGGAGTGAAAGACCTGACAACCAGAAACGTCGCACCAATGGAAACTGGTTTTACAGACAGGGAGCTCGCTGCACTTCGGCGCTGGAGAAGGCGGAGAATCTAGTGCCAATTGACATCGATGTGCGCGTTAGTGGTGCAAAGGAAGCGTCTGCCCGTTTAATCGCGATGCACGCTAGAACGAAACTTTTTACACCAGTGTTGGTGAAAGCGAAGCAACAAGTCAAACTTGCGAACGCTGCTAACTTCGCGACGAATGGACTACCTGTCGGTGGGTGGCAGCCACTCGATGCTCAGTACGCAGCATGGAAAATGGCAAGATTCCCTGGAGCTCCACCTCTTGTTCGCTCGGGAAGATTGTTTGCAAGCCTAACCGGCGCAACAGCATCACTTGAAACAATGACCAATACTTCATTCACTATTGGCACAACTGTCGAGTACGCAAAATTCCATCAGTATGGGACGACGAAGATGCCAAAACGTAAAATTGTGTTTGAGCCTCCTCTGTTTGCAAAAAAACTTGGCGTTGATGCCCTTGACTGGATTGCGCGTGGAGAGGTTCTGTGATGGCCGCAGAGTTGATGTATGGGTCGCAATTTGCGAAGTCATTTGTGACTGAATATTTGAAAGTGGATATTCCGCGGCGCCTCATTCGGTATAGAAACGGTTGGAATCTTGATGATGCAGATTTGCCCAACCCAGAAGAGTATTTAACATATGAACCACTTACTCTTGATTCTTGGCCAACCATCATAACAGTGGCGATTTCAACGCGTTCTTTTAATCGAATGGATTATGGGGTTGGCCTTGACCCGCTGTATAAGGTTACCTATGCGATGAGGACATACATCTGGGTTCGCACGGAAGGCTCCGAACAGACAACGGCGATGAGGGACAGATTGACGACAGTCGTGCGGTCTGCCCTACTTGACTATCCATGTTTGCAAAGAGAAGGGGCCGACAGAGAAGCACGGATAGAAGAAACAACGATGGTGGAAGAGTTTTCTGATTTGACCTTACTTAAGGGTGACAGAGTTCTTGCTGGTGCATATCTTGGATATGAATTATCAATCGACGAAGTCATAGCCAGAGACCTTATTGCCGACGAGGTGCTGCAATATGGTCTTACGGTTGGACAAAACCCGCTAAACTCGAATATCTCGAATTTCACGAACGCAGCTAGTGTGGTGGTTCAATGAGCTCTAACGGAAATTTTGTAGGTTTAGCCGACAAAGTTGATGTCATCCAGAAAGAGTACTC